GCATTGCACTGCTGAACCGGGTGCGCAGGCTGAGTCTCTCCAAGAACACCGAGCGCCGAAGCAACGGGCTGATAAGCGGCGAGTGCGACCTCTACGATGCGGAGCGAAAGCGTGGGCACGACCTGAAATCATCCTGGTCGGCCAAGACCTTCCCCGGCTGGGTGGCGGACTGCGAAGACAAGCTCTACGAATGGCAGATGCGCGGCTACATGATGCTTTGGGACGCCGAAGAATGGGAAGTGAACTACGCCCTGGTGGACACCCCTGAGCGCCTGATCGGCTTCGAGCCACTGCAGATGCATATCGTCAGCCACATCCCGGAACACATGCGCCTGACAAGCTGGACGATTCAGCGCGATTACACCAAAGAGCGCGCCATCGTCGAAAAGGTAGGGGCTGCGCGCGAGTATTACGCCCAGGCAATCGCAGAGTTCGATCAGATCCACCAAATCCCTGAGCTGCTCGCAGCTTAACCAACACCCAGCGGGCAGGCTGCTGGGTATTTTAGAAAGGCCATCATGGCAAGCGTTAACAAAGTGATAGTTGTCGGGAACATTGGCCGCGACCCTGAGATTCGCACCTTCCCGAGTGGCGACCAAGTGGCAAACGTCACCATCGCCACAACTGACAAGTGGAAGGACAAGCAGAGCGGAGAAATGAAAGAGGCCACCGAGTGGCACCGTGTTGTGTTCAATGGCCGCTTGGCAGAGATTGCAGGCCAGTACCTTCGCAAAGGCTCTCAGGTGTACGTGGAAGGATCACTACGCACCCGCAAGTGGACGGACCAGAGCGGCGTGGAAAAGTACAGCACAGAGATTCGCGCGGATCAGATGCAGATGCTTGGCGGTAAGTCTGGCGGCTCAGACGCCACGGCACCGACACCGCAGCGACAGGCACCACCGCCAAAGCCAGCACCGCCAGCAGGATCAGGCTTTGACGATATGGACGACATTCCGTTCTAACCACCCACCACCCCACACCCAGCCCGCACCAGCGGGCTTTTTTACGACTGAGTTATGAAATACGAGCAATTCCTGGCGTCCAAGCGCCATTCATCTGGGAACTATGGGTTTGAGGCGCAATGGATGCCGGAATGCGCTTTCGACTTTCAACGGTTCATCGTGGCAAAGGCCCTGATCAAAGGCCGAATCGGCATCTTTGCAGACACAGGACTGGGCAAGACATTGATTCAGGTAACGATTGCCGAGAACGTCATCCGGCAGACAAATCGGCCCGTGCTGATCCTGACCCCATTGGCCGTCGCGTTCCAGTTCATTGACGAGGCCACCCGAATCGGGGTCCACGACATTGAGCACACGAAGGATGGCTCCTTCACAAAAAAGATCGTGGTATGTAACTACGAGCGAATGCACCTTTTGAACCCGGACGATTTCGTGTGTGTCATAGCAGACGAATCGAGCATCCTAAAAAACTTCGCTGGAAAGACACGCGATCAGATCGTGGCATTTATCAAGCGGGTTCCTTATAGGTTTCTCAGTACCGCCACACCGTCGCCAAATGACTTTATCGAACTGGGGAACAGCTCCGAGGCGCTGGGTTACATGGGGTACATGGACATGTTAACCAAGTTCTTTAAGAGCAATCAAAACAGCGTTGACAGCAACAACCGCAATATCGGCGAGAAGTTCTACCTAAAGCCTCATGCTGAACGCGACTTCTTCGCGTGGGTGAATCAATGGTCGGTGATGGTAAAAAAACCGTCAGACCTTGGGTTCTCGGACGAAGGGTATCAGTTGCCCCCATTGATAACGAACAAGCACATTGTTCACAACTCCAACACATGGTGCATCGACGGCCAAACCTCCATGTTTGCGATGCCAGCGCAAACCATGACTGAGGTTCGCGAAGAGCAAAAGCTGACGGTGAATGAACGTTGCGAACGCGCAGTCAAGCTGGCCTACGGCAAAACCTCTGTGTACTGGTGCAATCTGAACGAAGAGAGCGCGCTTCTCTCGCGGCTGGATCCGAATGCAGTGGAGATTGTTGGCGGGATGTCGGTTGACCAGAAAGAGGAAATCCTTGTCGCCTTTGCGCGTGGGGACATTCAGCGGCTGATCACCAAAGCCAGGATGACAAGCATGGGGCTGAACTGGCAGCACTGCAATCACACCGTGTTCTTCCCGACATGGAGCTATGAGCAGTACTACCAGGCCATCCGCCGTTTCTGGCGCTTTGGGCAAAAGCGCGAAGTCACCTGCGACATGGTGATTAGCGACGGTCAGGAGCGCGTATTGGAAGCGCTGGAACAAAAGACCAATAAAGCCATTGACCTGTACGCCAACCTTGTCGCCAACGCGAACCGGGATTTTTCGCACGTCACAAAAGATTTCAACCAGTCAGTAAAACTTCCGGAGTTTCTTCAATGAAAACAAAAGACCAGATCATCGCCAAAGACTACGCCATCTATAACTCGGACTGCATGGAGGTCCTTCCGACCTTGCCAGATAACTCCGTGGATATGTCGGTGTATTCGCCCCCTTTTGCTGGCTTGTATAACTACAGCTCAAGCGACCGGGATTTCTCCAACTGCGAAAGCAAAGAGCAGTTTCTTGAGCAGTACGAGTTCCTGATCGAACAGATTGCCCGCGTAACAAAGCCTGGCCGGGTCACGGCGGTGCATTGCACGGACGTTTTCGACAACTCATGCCGCTTATGGGACTTCCCGCACGAAATTATCCGGCTGCATGAAAAGCATGGGTTCCAGTATCGAAACCGCATCACCGTATGGAAAGAGCCGCTCAAGGTAAGGATGCGAACTATGGTGAAAAGCCTCATGCACAAATTGATCGTAGAGGACTCTACGCAATGCTTCACTGCCATGCCGGATTATGTGTTGGTGCTCACAAAGAAGGGGGATAACGCGGTGCCAGTTACGCACCCCGAGGGCTTGAAACGCTACTTCGGCGCAACCCCCATCCTGCCGAACATCCTTAGAGCTTTCAACAACGCGAATGAAACTAACTTCAATGATGATGAATTGTGGTCATACCTGCGCAACACATACGCAGACCACAAAGACCCGAAGTCCAACAAACTTTCTCACTACATCTGGCAGCGGTATGCATCCAGCGTATGGGATGACATTCGCATAGACAACGTGCTCCCGTTCCGAGATAGCAAAGAAGAGGACGACGAAAAGCATGTTCACCCTTTGCAGTTGGATGTGATTGACCGTCTGGTTGAACTTTATTCCAACCCCGGAGAAGTGGTGCTAACGCCATTTATGGGGGTTGGAAGCGAGGTTTACAGCCCGGTATCTCTTGGCCGTCGGGCTATCGGAATCGAGTTGAAAGACTCTTATTTCAAGCAAGCAAAGATCAATTTGCAACTCGCTGCAAATCGAGAGTTTGAGGATCGCAGTAACGACCAGAAGACGTTCATTGAAGAGATTGAAGCCGAAGCCGCCTAACCAAACCAGCCACCCGCTGAGGTGGCTTTTTTACGCCATGACAAAACTACTGGACTACCTAACACCGCGCATCAAAGAAGATGCGGATTGCTGGATATGGCAGCTTGGCTGCACCAGCCAAGGCACACCAACCATGCACCCGTCTGGAGAGAAACAACAGGCTGTTCGCCGATGGATGGCTGGCCAACTCGGTATGCAAATCCCGGCGAATCACGTTGCCACGACAAGCTGCGGCAACCCGCGCTGCGTTGCGCCAGGTCACTTGTTGATCTCCACACGCAGCGAACTGGGAAAAGCTAACGACATTCGCACTGGGTACACGCGCACGCCAACCCGGCGCAAGCGCATATCAGATGACAAGCGCAAGCGGTTTGCCAAGCTGACTACCGAACAAATCGCAGCAATACGCGCCGCAGAAACCGGCGTGCAGGCAGCAATCGAACACGGCATAAGCAAGGCCACCGCCTCCAGCATCCGGGCTTACAAAAGGTGGAAAGACTATTCCAGCAACCCATTCGCAGGACTGATGACATGACCCGCAAAAAAGACACCGCACTCGCCCAGCCCGTCAACGCCGACAAGTGGGAGCGCCAGCGCCAGGCCGAGCGCATCACATTGCAAGACCGCAAGACAGTGCCGCACGTCAACAGCACGATGGGCGGGCGGTATGAGGGCAAGGAATTGCAGTACCGGGG